ACCGAAAAATCAAAAATGGATGGACCAGCTTTTTAGAGATATTTGCATTGAACAAAACGGATTTAAATTATTAAACTATCTTGCATACTGGGCACTTAGAGTAGCAGGATTCGTGGCGTGGAACGGACATAGAAAACATGACCCAAATTGAGCAAAAACAAGAAGAAGTATTAGTAACCGTTGGAATCTGGGCAAAGATAAAACATTGGTGGCGTACTCTTATTCGAGAAGAATGGGAGTTAACAGTATTCTTTCCTGGCGAAACAAGATTCTTAGAGGATGGCTCACGAATAGAGAGCGGTGCTCCTAAAACTTACCGAGCAAAAGAAATAAAAAAGATTTCTACTACTCACATTATTTTTGTAGATCTGCTCGGTGTAAAACATGAAATCAAAGTTGTAAATCCTGTAGGCTATGACTTGAGGAAAATATACTAATGTTAGGACTAATAAAAGCAATGCCGCTTCTATTACTTGTAGGTGGAGGAGCATATGCTTATCACACTACAACTGTTAGTAAAGCGGAAGCAACCATTGCTCAGTTAGAAGCAAATAATGTAATTCTAAAAGAGAATACATCAAAGCTGGAAACAGCACTGGAAACAGAAACAGCTTCTAGAGAGCAGGCAGAGAAAAACTTAAAAGTACAGCTAGAAGCTGTGGGAAAACTTACTGAAGCTAATACTGCAATGCAAGCAGAAATGGATGACTACTTATCTATTTTTAAACGGCATGATCTTACGAAGTTAGCGAGAGTTAAACCAGGACTTATTGAACCTCGGATCAATAATGGTACAAAAAAAGTTTTTGAAGCGATAGAAAAAGACAGTGAAGAGGTGGAAAATGCGGATAGTAACTAGTTGTTTAATGATAGCATTTTTATCTGGCTGTTCTTTTATGAAAAGTGACCCTCTGCCTACCCCCGAGCCCATCATAAAAACAGTTACAGAATATAAAACACTGGAGATCTATCAGCCTCAATTACCTAAAAAAATAGATTTACAGGATGTAGAATTTTTTGTAGTGACAGAAAAAAATCTTGAAGAGCAAATTGCAAAAATCTCAAAGATGCAAGGTGGCACTTTTGTTATTTTTGGAATGACTCCCCAAGACTATGAAAATATGGCATATAATCTTCAAGAGCTGCGTAGATATATTCGGCAGCAAAAAGAAATAATTATTTACTATAGGGATGCTACAAAAGTAGAAGGACAGTAACAATGACGGTAGAAGTTAGCCGTGCTGATGTAATAACTGAAAAATTAGTCGATTTACAATCTGAGACAAGATTCCTCAAATTACCAGTATCTCAATATCTTGAGCTACTCGGCGTAAGTCCTCTGCCCTCTCAGATGGCAATTATAAATGCGGTAAATAACGATAAATACCGCTTCGTTGTCGCTTCTATTTCTAGGCGACAAGGAAAAACTTATATTGCGAATATTATAGGACAGTTAGTTTCGCTTGTTCCAGGATCTAATATTCTCATAATGTCACCAAATTACTCCTTGTCTCAGATTTCTTTCGATCTACAACGTCAGCTAATTAAACACTTCGACTTAGAAGTTGCAAAAGATAACGCAAAAGATAAAGTTATTGAACTTACAAACGGCTCTACAATTCGGATGGGGTCAGTAAATCAAGTCGACTCTTGTGTTGGACGATCTTACGACCTAATTATATTCGATGAAGCAGCGTTAGCGGATGGTGAAGATGCCTTTAATGTAGCACTTCGTCCCACATTGGATAAAGATAATTCTAAAGCTATTTTTATTTCGACTCCACGAGGAAAGAATAACTGGTTTGCAAAATTCTATCATAGAGGATTTAGTGACGAATTTTCAGAATGGGCTTCAATTAAGGCAACTTATAAAGATAATCCGAGAATGTCTGAAACGGATATTGCGGAAGCTCGAAAAAGTATGTCCGAGGCTGAGTTTCGTCAAGAGTATGAAGCCGATTTTAATACCTACGAAGGCCAGATTTGGAGTTTCAATCACGAAGAGTGCGTAGCAAATCTCGAAGAAATAGATACTCGAGGTATGGAAGTTATTGGAGGTCTTGATGTAGGGTACCGCGATCCAACTGCATTTTGTGTAATTGGCTATGATTGGAATGAAGAAAAATATTATGTACTGGATGAGTACATGAATAACGAAAGCACAACTGAGCAACACGCGATTCAAATACAAAGACTAATGAATAAATGGGATATTGACTTTATATTTATCGATTCTGCGGCTCAACAGACACGATATGATTTTGCTCAGCAATATGATATAAGTACTAACAATGCAAAGAAGTCTGTTCTTGATGGTATCGCCCACGTAGAAAGAATTGTTGATAATAACAAACTTATAGTTTCACAAGACTGCAAAGAGGTATTAGCCTCATTAGATCAATACCAGTGGGATCCAAATCCTAACTTAGCAAAAGAAAAACCTAGGCACAATATGGCGTCTCATATGGCAGATGCTTTGCGATACGCATTGTATTCTTTTGAGACTTCATCAACAAGTTTTTAAGATACCTAATCAAAAAAAGTATTTGACAATTTATCCTACCCGTTATATAATTCTGGTATAAAAATATGAAAAAAGCCCCGACAAGAAAAAGTTCTAGGCTAAAAAGAGACCCGGTAAAATATATACGTGACAAGGCAAAATCTTTATACAAGAAAGATAATGAATGTTATATTTGTGGTGCTTCAGTTACTTTAGACTTTCACCACTATTATACGTTGACTCCTTTATTGGCAAAGTGGCTACGAGAAAAAAGAGATTCTCGCCCGGACCATTATGTAGACGAGTACATCGTAGTTTGGAGAGACGAATTCATAGAGGATAACTGGGCAGAGTTATACGATCATACTGTAACGTTATGCCATAAGCACCATCTTTTACTTCACTCAATATACGGACGCAACCCTTCATTAGCGACTGCTGATAAACAAAAAAATTGGGTTGAGATACAGAGAACAAAACATGGCATGGTATAATTTTGGATTTGGTAAAAAGGATACGGAAGAAAAGCTAAATCCGATTCAACCATACTATGGTAAAACTACTGAACCCAGTAAAGAATTTACATACAGTTACGAAAGAGCATACGAAGATTTAGAAATTGTAAATCGTGGTGTGAATATTCTTGTAGACGACTGTGCAGAAATTGATGTAGTTGTTCACGAACAGCTCCCAACACAAAGTGTAGTAAAAGGAATAAAAGCTTCACGTATAAAAAAGCTTTTAAATCAGGAGCCGAATCCTTTTCAAGATATTTCTTCCTTTCGAAGGAATCTATTTACAGATTATATACTTGATGGTAATATTTTTGTTTACTATGATGGAGTACATCTCTATCATTTACCAGCAAGTAAGATGACTATTCATGCATCTTCTAAAACTTACATAGATCATTATAGTTTTGATGGAGATGAGCAAAAGTTTTCTGTTAATGAAATCATTCACGTAAAAGAAAACTCTTTTTATTCAATTTATCGCGGGGTCTCTCGTTTGAAGCCAGCATTACGAACGATGCTTCTTATGAGAAATATGCGAGATTTTCAAGATAACTTCTTTAAGAATGGTGCAGTCCCGGGACTAGTAATTAAATCACCAAATACTTTGTCAGAAAAAAACAAAGAAAGAATGATTCAATCTTGGACAGCTAGATATAAGCCGGATGCAGGTGGCAAGCGTCCTTTAGTGCTTGATGGCGGAATAGAAGTGGATGAACTTTCGAAGATTAACTTTAAAGAGTTAGATTTTCAACAAGCGATTACAGAAAATGAAAAAATTATTTTGAAAGCATTGGGAGTTCCCCCTATTTTGATGGACTCTGGAAACAATGCAAACATTCGACCAAATATGCGAATGTATTATTTAGAAACTATCTTGCCGATTGTTAAAAAGATGAACAAAGCCTACTCACGATTTTTTGGCTTTGATATAGGCGAAGATATTACAGATATTCCTGCCCTACAGCCAGAGCTGAGGGATCAAGCAACTTTCTACACTTCTCTTGTGAATGCAGGAATCATAACACCTAATGAAGCTAGAGTTGCTATGAATTTTGACGAGCTACCTGATGCGGACGAAATTCGTATACCTCAAAATATAGCTGGAAGCGCAGTAGACCCATCACAAGGTGGCCGACCTACTGAGAATGGAGATGACGAATAATGGCTTCACGAAATAGATTAAGACAAGCTGTTAGTAAAAAGCTAGCAGAACAATTCAAAGAGTGGGGGCTGCCCAAAGATATTGATTATAAAAGCTACTGTAGTATCGTAGACAAGCCCGTAACTCCAAAAGAAGTTCAAAAGTCTTTTTATAACTGGAGAACTGCTGTACATTCTGTGCACATTATAGATAAGACAGTGTTTGCTCCTAAGCCTGCAGCAGCGCCTAAGAAAGAGGCTCCGGCCCCTAAGAAAGAACCTGCTAAGAAAGTAGAGAGTAAGAAAGATGATAAATAAGATTTTTAATCTTACGTCTACCTTTAAAGCCCTTCACGAAGATGATGACGGGAGCGTTCATATCTGCGGTATGGCAAGTACTCATGATGAGGATCGTGCAAATGATGTTATTATGGCAGAAGCTTGGACAAAAGGTGGACTCGGCAATTTTGAAAAGAACCCTATTATTCTTTTTAACCATGATTACAATAAACCTATTGGTAGAGCTACAGGTCTTAAAGTTACCGATAGTGGGCTTGAACTAAAGGCAAAAATTTCTAAATCTGCGCCAGATTCTGTGGCGCAATTAGTAAAAGAAGGCATTCTTGGAGCTTTTTCTGTTGGTTTCCGAGTCAAGGATGCTGATTATATGTCGGAAACTGACGGATTAAAGATTAAGGATGCTGAGTTGTTTGAAGTATCAGTTGTATCGGTACCTTGCAATCAAGCAGCAACTTTTTCTCTGGCAAAATCTTTTGACTCTATAGAGGAGTACAATGATTTTAAGAAAACTTTCACCAATCGTGTAGATCTAGCCGGTCAGTCTCTGGCTAAGGATGAAAATTCATCGGTAGCTAGTGAAACACCGGACGAAGCGGACATTTCCGTGAAACAGGAGATCAAAATGTCGGAAGAAGTAAAAACTCCCGAAGTCGACTTGGAAGCTTTTGCGAAGAAGGTGGCAGAAGAAACTGCTGCTAAGATTGCAATGAAGCAAGCCGAGCAAAAAGCTGCCGAAGATGCGGCAGCACAAGAAGCTGTTGAGAAAGCTCAGGCAGAAGCCGAGCAAAAAGCTCAGCAGGAAGAAGAAGTCCAAGCAGCTATTAAGGTTGGTGTCGAGTCCGGCGCTGATCGTCTGATGGCTGACGTCGAAGCTAAAATGGCCGAGAAGGACGCAGATATGGCCCAGGTTATCGAGCAGTACAAGAAGGACCTGGAAGAGAAGAGTGAAGAGCTCGAGAAGATGCGTGAGTCTAAGCGTGTATTCGCTGATCGTTCATCTGGCGATCTTCAGAAGCACTCTAAGGACTTGATGTATGCCCACATGCTGGGTGTGTTCACTCAAAAAGGCTGGGACACTCAGTATGGCCGTGAAACTCTTGAGAAAGCAGGTTTGGCTTATCCTTCTGCAAACTCAGGTACTCCCGCACTGGCTACAAGTGTTCAAACTGCACTTGAGAAGGAAGTTCAATTCCAGTATCGTCTGGCTCAAGCTTTCCGCGAAATCAATATGCCTTCGCAGTCAATGGTTCTGCCTCTGCAAAGCGATACGTCAAAGGCTGTATTCCACTCCGGTGGTGAGTCTGAGCGTTTTGTAGGTGGCACTGCTAATTCTGGCGCTGGCACTGGTGTAACTAATGATGGCGGTACTGCAGGTACTTTTGACGTATCTCAGATCGTTCTTACTGCACACCGTCTGATTTCAACTACGTTCCTCGACAATCACATTGACGAAGAGATTCTTGTTAATCTTCTCCCAATGATGACCGAGAATGTTGCACGTGCTCACGCAAAAGCAGTAGATGATATGGTTCTGAACGGTGCAGCTGGCCCCGGTATCAATGGTATTGCTGACATGGCTACCAATGTTACTTTGTCAACCGCTAACCAAGTTTCACTTTCAAACAATGATGCTCTTACCGCAGCCGCTCTTCTTGAAGCGCGTTCTGCAATGGGTAAGTATGGCCTTTCGCCGACTGACGTTACCTTCATCGTCTCTCAGAAGCGTTACTACGATCTGATTGCTGATGCTGGTTTCGCAGACATCACTGACGTCGGTTCCGACGTAGCTACCAAGCTGGTTGGTTCTATTGGTTCTGTTTATGGTACTCCCGTACTCATTTCTGATAACTTTGCCACTACAGAAACTACGTCTACTGACATTGCTTACGCAGTCAATACTTCCAACTTTGTTATTCCACGTCTCCGTGGTGTCAATGTTGAGCAAGACTACGAAGTACGCGAGCAGCGTCGTCTCGTTGTCGCTAGCCAATCTCTCGGTTTCGACCGTCTGTTTGGTGCTACTAGCAACAACGTTGCAGCTTTCGCTATCAAGCCTGTCACCTAAGAATAGGCTTTTCTTCAAACTGGGGAGGCTCGCCTCCCCAAGTTTTTACTTATTGACTTATGGCTAAAGATCTGATTACATTGCAAGAGTATAAGGATATGGAAGTTATTTCCAATCCGAAAGACGACTATAAGTTAGATAGAATAATTAATTCTGTGAGTCAATTAGTAAAAACTTATTGTGCTACGAGTTTTGTTGATTTTTACAATGTAGATAAAGTTGAAACTTTTCACCATACGTGGGAAACAAATATAGTTCAATTAACGGAAACTCCTTTAGTTTCCGTTAGTCTTGTACAAGAACGAGACAACTTATCTGCAGCTTACACTACATTGACAGTAGATAAAGATTACTACTTAGATATGGATACAGATAGTATTTTTCGTGTAAGTTCTACTGGAGCAGTAAAAGACTGGCCAAAAGGCCCCGGGGCTGTAAAAGTTACTTATCGAGCAGGGTATTCTGCAGCTCCTCTTGATTTAAAACTAGCAGTAATTGATCTTGTTACTTACTATGCAAGAGACGAATATAAAGAGCGACGAACTTTGGCAGGGGCAACTTTACAGAATCCTCAGTCTGCGCGTCAAGATAATACTGTAGCTTTTCCGGATCATATTAAGAGAGTATTAGATTTATATAAAAACTTTTAATGGCAAATAGTGGCTTAGCAAGAATGGCAAAAAGAGCACTAACTAGATTAGATGCTCAAATTCGAGAAGAAGTTGAAGTTTACCAAGGACAAGTTTTTATATGGGATCGAAAAGGTTTTGAGGAGTTAGTAGGTTTAACAGCCTCAGATACAATAGTTTCTAAACTAGTTAGTAGTTATAGAAGGCAGCTAAAACAAGCAGATAAAAATATTTTAAGAGTAAAATCTGTAGGAAAAAGACTCGCAGCTGCAAAAAGAAATATAATTAGTAAAAAGATAGAAGGCTACGATCCTTCTCGGCACGAAGTCTATGCAGTATATAATTATGGTACTGCAGAAAGAATAAAAAGAAATATTGGTAGCGAGTACGAAAATTTAACAGGAAGAAACTCTAAAGAAATTACAGGTCGACTGGATAAAGGAGACAAAGCCTCAGAAGCAGGAGGTGTACAAGTAGGTCACGGAGAGTTCGGGCACGCAGTAAGTACAACAAAAGTACTTGGTGCAGAATCTGTTATGAAAACTAAAACTTCTATGCAGAAGTACAGTAGAATGGAGGGATATAAAAGATTAGAGTCCCACATCACTACTTACAAAGAAAGAATGAATGTAAATCTAAGCATTGACCACTATCAAGAAGTGTCTGCTAGAGGTAAATTAAAGAAAACATATACGCCTATACTTTCTTCCCAAGGAACAGGTGAAAACTTATTAGATGCAATGGAAGAAAGAGAAGCTTTAGCAGAGCTTCGTAAAGCAATGCAAGAAGAGTACGAAACTATTGTAGATCAAGAAGGATCTCGAACTCTTCGACAAGCTATTGATGATACAACAACTTACGCTTTAATGAAAGGCGTAAAAATAGCAAAGTATAAAGGTGATGCCAAGCCTAAAAAGGTAGTAAAAAGTAAAGGGAGAGGCCGAAATACTAAGAGCGTAAGTAAAACTGCAAAAGTAGGAGTTGTAAAAGGAACAGGGGCTCCCTCGCCAAAAAATAAAAGAAATACTAAACGAAGTAGTACTTCTATAGTAAATCTTATAGGAGTTCTAAATGCCCAGCTACCTAAAACAGTAGCTAAAAATATGGGAGCTCCTGCTTTAGAGTATCAAACAGGGCGTTTTGCTAGCAGCGTACAGATAACTGATATTAGCCAAACAAACCAAGGATTTCCGAGTATAGGATATACTTACCAAAGAAACCCATATGAAACGTTTGAAGTTGGAAATCGACAAGGGACAATAGATAGGGATCCAAGAAAGCTAATAGATAGGTCTATACGAGAAATCGCTGCTAGTATGGCAATTGGAAGATTTTATACACGGAGAAATTAAATGGGAGTTTATAGCAGGACGTATACTACTAGACGAACCTCCATTGTTGAAGCTATCGTAGATAAACTTAAAGACATAGACGGTAATGGAAACTTTCTTACTGATGTATTTAATAATGTACACCCTCGTTTAAAGTTTTGGGATGAAGTAACTGAGTTTCCTGCAATTCATGTAAATGCAGGAAATGAAACCCGCGAATATCAAGGAGGAGGATATAGAGATCGATTCCTTACTGTAACTATTCGATGTTATGTTAATGAAGAAGATGCTACAGTAGCTCTTGATAAATTACTAGAAGATGTGGAAACAGTTTTAGACGCTAATAGTCAACTTACATATACTGATAAAACTGGAGCTTCACAACAAACTCACCAAATTTCCATCATCAGTATAGACACTGATGAAGGAGTACTAGAACCGCTAGGAGTAGGAGAAGTTCTTATAGAGGTTCGATATTAGAAAATACTGACACGAATCAAAGGATTCACGTTCAAGTCTTTTCAAGTCTCATAGGAGAAACACTATGGCTGCAAATTTGCAACTGAGTAGAAATACTCATGTATTCCTACAGAAAACACAGGCGGCATATTCAAGTCAGACTGCCGACTACCTGTGGCAGATTCCTGTTCTGGATGGATACTCTTTCTCGCAGGCTGTTGCGACTTCAGAAATTACTCTGAACGAAATGGCACGAGATTCTAACTTGTCAACTCGTAGGGCACGAGCAATGTTTAACGATGCTCTTGAGCCCGCAGAGTGGTCTTTTACAACTTATATGCGCCCAAATAATAACGGTACTTCAGTTGATGAATCTCTCTGGGCAAATATGCTTGGCGATGTTTATTTTGACGGTTCAGACTGGCAAACAGTTTCTACTACCCCTAACGGTCCTGTTACTCGTACGGGTGCTTCACAAACTGTAACTTTTGACACTGAAGATTCAAACTATGTACAAGTTGGTAGATTTAATCTCTTCTTTGTTCTTGGTGCGTGTGGTGATACTGCAAACTCTTCTTATAGTCAAACAAATGGTCAAACTATTTATAAGATTTCAGACTGTGTTGTAAACAGTGCCGCAATTGAATTTGATATTGATGGTATTGCACAAATTACTTGGAGTGGTTTCGGTACTCAAATCGAACAACTAGCCACTGCAAATATGTCTACTAACCTAACAACTACTGGTATTAGCTCTACAAAGAACTTTATTAAGAATCGACTCACTCAGTTAACAGTAGTTCCTGGAGCCGTAGGATCGCCCGCTCGCAGTCAAGATACTGATGCAGCAAATGAATTTGATGCGCAGTACTATTTGACTTTGACTGGCGGAAGCATTTCTTTTGAAAATAACATTAGCTTCTTGACTCCAGAAGAGCTCTGTAAGGTGAATATCCCTATCGGTCACGTTACAGGTACTCGTAGTATTTCTGGTAGCTTTACTTGCTACTTGGATGATTCTCAGCTTCAGGCGGATGGATCAACTGCAGGCTCAACTTCCTCTAAGCTGTTTAAAGACTTGGTAGATGATGAAGCCCGCGGTGTTGTACAAAATGACTTTAACTTGGTATTCGATGTTGGCGGTACTGCTGGCATTCCCCGAGTTCAGTTCAACTTTGCGAATGCTCACCTTGAGATTCCAAATCTTAACATTGAAGACGTTATTTCACTTGAAACTAACTTCCACGCACTGCCCACTAGCTTGGACGGCGCAGACGAAGCAGTTATCACGTATGTTGGCCCGACCAGCTTGTAATAACCTTGATACAAAGGGGCTACGGCCCCTTTACCTTTCAAAAAATTTTTCTTGACTTTTTAATGCTTTTGTAATATACTTATATTTCAAAAATAAAAAATTCTTTTATACGAGGCTACAATAAATGAGCGACACCCCTATTTCTCTTTCGAGTCTTATGACTCCAAGTAAAACTGTAACTCTTGATTTTCCAGGCTACTCAGGATTTACTGTAGATGTAACTTACTTAGCTCGAGAGGAGCTATTAAAACTTCGTAAGAAGTGTGTAAGTACTAAATTTAATCGCAAAACGCGACAACCAGAAGAAGAACTAAATGAAGATATGTTCTTGGTTGAGTATGTAAAAGGAGTTATTAAAGGTTGGAAAGGCCTTAAATATCGATACCTAGAAGAGCTTCTTTTGGTAGATGTTTCTGAGCTAGACCCGGATGACGAACTTCCCTTTACACAGGATAACGCAGAGCTTTTGATGAAAAACTCTGGAGATTTTGATACGTGGGTTACTGAGGTTGTTGGTGACCTTGAAAATTTTACTGGGAACAAGTAGCTGAAATACGAAAGCTACTAAAACGTTATGTAGAACAGAAAACATCTAATTTTGACTTAGATAAGTATCTTACAATTTGTGAACAGCTAGGCCAAGAACCGGACCCTGCCAAAATGCCGCTCGAATCTTCAGAATTTCCTGAAGAAGTTCAAGTGGCATTTTTTATATACTCACTATTTGCAGATAGATGGGAGGGTATGAACGGAACTTACTTAGGAAAAGATTGGACAAATGTTAAGTATTATTTTAAGGTCTACAAAGTTCAAGATCCTGCAGTAGTTATTTATTTTATGCATATATATGATGAACTTATAATTGAAAGTAGGATGACAGAAGCAGAAAATAGGCGTAAACAACAAGAAAGAAAGGCTAAAACAGGCGGCGGAAAAAATTTCGCCCATAAGATTCAAGGCTAATGGCTAAAAAGATACAAATAGATATTGAAGTCAATGGCAAAATGCAGAAGGCTACTGTTTCTGCAAAAAAGCTGAATAAAGCCCTACAGGATACTAGCGATAGTGCCCAACAAACAGATAGAAATATAAAGGGTACTGCACAAGCTTCTTCAAATGCCAGTAAAAACTTTTCAAAAATGTCTCAAGGCATGGGAGGTCTTGTAGGGGCTTATGCTGCTTTAGCTGCGTCTTTATTTGCTGTATCTGCTGCGTTTAATTTTCTAAAAAGAGCCGGCGAACTAAAATCTTTACAAGCAGGACAAGTAGCCTATGCCTCTGCTACAGGTACTTCTTTGTCTGCTTTAACAGAAAATATTATTCAAGCCACGAATGCTCAAATCGCATTTAGAGATGCAGCACAGGCCGCCGCTATCGGTACTGCCGCAGGACTCGGTGCAGATCAATTAGAGCGTTTAGGTAAAGCAGCTGCTGATGCTTCTCAAGTTTTGGGAAGAGATGTAACAGACTCATTTAATCGTTTAATTCGTGGTGTTACAAAAGCAGAACCAGAACTTCTTGATGAATTAGGTATTATTCTTAGATTAGAAAATGCAACAAATATTTATGCATCTGCTTTGAATAAAAATGCAAAAGAATTGACAGCTTTCGAAAGAAGCCAAGCGGTAGCAAATGATGTATTAGCCCAGGCAGAAGATAAATACGGACGAATTCTAGATATTACAGGTAGAAGCCCAAATCAGTACGCACAGTTGGGTAAAGCTTTTGATGACCTAGTTATGAAAGTTCAAAAGCTAGTTGATGTAGTTGCTGGTCCTCTGGCTAAAGTTCTTCAGGATACTCCTGCTTTGGCAATTGCTTCATTTTTACTCTTGCTAAGAGGGCCTTTGGCAGCACTTGGAATTAATTTTCAAGATATGGCTGCAAATGCAAGCACTTCAGCAGCTAAACAAGTAAATGCTTTAAAGGCCGTAAAATTAGAAGCTGCTAGAGCCGCAAAAAGTGTAAAAGTTTTAAGGCAAGAATTCGCAACACAAGCAGGAGCTGCGTCAGCTCTTAATCCGGACAGTAAAGTACTGGAGCGTGCCTCACAGGGCAAAATGAGAGGAGCAGATTTTGCTAACTTAGATAAAGCTTTAAAGTCTGCTGAAGCCCAATATGCAAAACATGGAAGAGTAACTACTGGCATATTTAAAGGTATGTCCATTGATATCGTACGTTCTGTAGATGCTGCATTTCTTGAGATGCAAAGAGCTCAAGATGTAACTGTTACAAAAACAAAAGTTGCAACAACTCAAATAAAGTTGATGTATACTAAAGTAGCGACTGCAATTAAGGTTGCTGGTGCAGCTATCTTAAATTTTGGAACCAAGATACTTAGATTCGCAGGTTATGTAGGTATTGCTGTAACTATATATGAAGTTTTTAAAGACTTACTTTTTGGAACAGAAGAAGCAGCTGACGCTGCCTCAAGAGGTTTAGAACAGCAACGAAGAACAATAGAAAAAGTCACAGGAGATTTAGAGCATTTTGCAGAAATTCAAGGAATTTTAGCAGAAAATTCAAAAGGTCTATCAGGTTTTGGAAACATAGGAAATGCTTTAGGTAATTTAACCGGAAGCACTTTAACTACCGCGATCGGCGATCTTAAAGAATATGGTCGTATACAAGACCAAATAGCCAAAGAAGAGGCTATGAGATCCGGTCGTACAAACAATATGAAAGATATGTTTGGGGACTATGTTGGAGGTAAATTAGGCGATCTATTTGGTTTTGGTGACGAACTTTTATTTGGCACTGAGCAAACAGAGGCAACAGAAAATGCAAAGAAAACTTTCAATGAAATAAGAAATGCTATTATTTCAGTAGAAAAAGAGACTGGTAGAACTATGGTTACTTTCACTAAACTGAAAGAAATGCTAGCAAACCCAGATCAATATCCTACCGAAGATATAGAGGCATATATTAAAAGAGCTCAAGATCTAGGAAAACAACTTTCCGAGTATCCTCGAATAGCCCAAACTGCTAGTCAATCTTTGCTTAACTTTAGAAATAGTATTGCACCTGTTACTGAAGCACAACAGACTATAAATGATTTACAAGCTCAAGTAGATGCTATTTTTTCACCTGCCGAACAAGGAGAAACCTTTTTAACTCAAGAAGAAATAGATAAAATGAATGAGTTAAAAGACCAAATAAAACTCGTAGCTGATTTTCGTGATAGAGCACACCGAGCAACTATGCGTCAACTGGCAACTCAGTTAAAGCTTACAAACGAAGTTGTAGGGGAGAGCCAAGCAGATAAGGCTATCAGAGAAGCTCAGAATGCCATAACTCAAAATGCGGATAAGCAACTAGATATTCAAGAAAAAATAAAAGATATTGTAGTAACAAAAAGAGGCTTAGCAGGAGAGTTAACAGCAGAAGATATACAACAATTAGAAGTTTTAGGTGCTCAATTTGCTGTTGAACAAAAACTTAAAGGTATTCTGGAAGAAAAATTAGCACTTGAGCAAGAGCTTAAACCTCTTCGTGATTCAGAAACGGCTGCAAATGTAGAACAAAAACGTTTACAAAACTTGCAACAACTAGTTAATTTAGAACAAAAGAAAATGGGGTATGTCAAAGAGCAGGCAGATGCTCTTGAAACAGTTTTGAACGCACGTTTTGATAGGGCGCTTATGTCAGCTAGAAGTGCCGGGGGCCATATGGACCCAAGAAAAGAACAGGCTGCAAGAATTAAACTAGAAGAGCATCTAGTAAAAATAAAAACAGCTCAAATTAATCGTGAGTTTAAAATGAAAATGACAACTCTTACGATGGAGGAAAAGAATTTAAAGGTAAGAAATAAGCTAGCAAAAATACAATATCAGATTGCTGTAAAGGAAAATCCAGAGCTTGCGGATCAAGCTACTCTAGCTATGTTTGACGCAATTGATAAGAGTATATCAGAAACAGCTCGTTTAGGTAGAGAAACTGCAGAAATAACACGAAATACAGCTCTTGAAACAGTAGACTTAACATTAGAGAAGTTGAAGCAAGCTGCAGCAGATATGTCCTTTAAGGGTCAGATGGCACAAGCTTTTGAAGAGAGTTTTAGAGAGGGATTAAATAATGCGCTTTCTGGTTTAATTTCTGGAGAAATGACTTTCAAAGAAGCAATGATGTCTTTTATAAATACAATTGCAGATGCAGCAATCCAAAGACTACAAGATATGCTAGTAGATGCCATAATGGAAGCAATATTCGGACCTGAAGAAGATATTGCTGAGAAAATGGAAAGAATTCTTAAAGAAGAAAAAATGTCCTCAAAAGTTGGAGAAGCTATAGAAGAGGGCGGAAATAATATGGCTAAAAAACTGGATGACGTTTTAAGCCAAGAAATACAAACTCGAGTCAAAGTTGAATGCTGTGAAAGCGGCGGAATAGATGGTGAAACTGCAGCAAAAGCTGGCAAAACTATACTAAGTATTGCAGGAGTAGCTGGAGCAGGTTACTTACTTATGAAAGGTATGAGCGGATCCGGCGGAGGTAAAATGGAAGTTAAGTTACCGAGTATGAATGTTCCTATGCCTGGAGGCCAAACAGCTGACTTTGGGTATACAACGCACGAAGGTCGTGAAATTGAAGAAGTAAAAGTAACTGCTAAAAGAGCAACAATGACTTTTGGAGAAAGAGTACTTGAATTTTTTACCGGAGCCGCTTCCGGAGTGGGAGAATTTTTTAAGTTTATATTCAGCGGTTTTAAGCTGCCTCAAATTGGAAATGATGGCTATAACTATGCCGGTATTAGTAGTGCAGGCATTGATAGACAAATTGACGATATTGCAGGAGGAACCCCACAGCAAGGCGGTATTTTTGGTTGGATAAAAAAGTTTTTTGGAACAATAGGAGAAGGAGCCAGTAATTTATTTGAATGGTTTAAAGGATTATTTGGAAGTAAAGAAGACACAAAGGGATTGAGTCTTATGGCTTTTGCAGCTGATCTTCTCGGGAGTACCGAAGGAGAAGGAACAGGTATGGCAGGGATGTTTATGAACATGATAAATATGTTCAAAGGACTGTTTGGAGGAGGCGGAATGGGCGGTGGCGCCGGTGGTGGAGGTGGTGCAGGCGGAGAAGGCTTCTTCGCTTCAATAGCTTCATTTTTCTCCGGACTGTTTGGAGGAGGAGCAAGATACGGCGGAATTATGGAACCTCCTAAAGGCTATAGAGCAGGAGGAATAGCCTATGGACCTTCTAGAGGCTATCCAGCTATGCTTCATGGAAAAGAAGCAGTAGTTCCTTTGCCTCATGGTAATAAAATTCCTGTAGAAATAAAAGGAGCCGGAGGGCAACAAAATAATATTGGAATAACTGTAAATATTGCATCTGATGGAAGCTCTAGTGTGAGCCAAGACAGTCCACAATCAGAACAAGAGGGCAAGACTCTAGCAACAGCAATTTCTGCGGCAGTTACACAAGAACTTATAAAGCAAAGAAGAGCAGGCGGAATGTTAAGTCCGTACGGAGCAGCATAAATGTCAACAACAGTTTCAGCAACAGCACCCTCTAGCCCGTCAATTGGAGACTTATGGTTCGATAGTGTAAACCTTAGACTCTTTGTATATTACAATGATGGTAGTAGTGCTCAATGGGTAATAACAGGTCCTACAGGTGCAGCAGGGCCGACTGGAAGCACGGGACCTCAAGGTAGTACTGGACCTCAAGGCCCTCAAGGCCCTCAAGGAGCCACGGGACCTGCTGGTCCATCTGGAACTACTGGGCCGCAAGGTAATACTGGCGCAGTAGGACCACAAGGAGCTGATGGACCTGCCGGACCAGCAGGAAATACTGGTCCCGCAGGGCCTACAGGACAAACAGGAGCTACTGGTGCCGCAGGGCCTCAAGGAGCAACTGGACCTCAAGGGCCTACTGGGGATGACGGACCCGCTGGGCCACAAGGACCAGCAGGAAATACTGGTCCCGCAGGACCACAAGGACCTGCTGGAACGGATGGAAATACAGGACCCGCTGGGCCGATCGGAGCCACTGGACCCACTGGACTAACCGGACCACAAGGACCTGCAGGACCTCAAGGACCTGCAGGGGACGATGGACCTATAGGGCCTCAAGGTGTTCCTGGGCCTCAAGGAGCTACTGGACTAACTGGTGCGAATGGTGCAGATGGTGCAGATGGACCTCAAGGACCACAAGGACCAACTGGATTTACTGGAGCAACTGGACCCGCTGGACCCGCTGGACCTCAAGGGCCCCAAGGAGCTGATGGGCCACAAGGACCAACTGGTTTAACTGGTGCAACTGGACCCGCTGGAGCAGACGGAGCGGATGGGGCTGACGGAGCAACTGGACCTCAAGGAGCCGTTGGACCTGCTGGACCTGCCGGACCTGCTGGAGCAGATGGAAATGACGGAGCAACTGGACCCGCTGGACCTGCCGGACCTGCTGGACCCACTGGCAATGATGGACCTGCTGGACCAACGGGACCCGCTGGACCTGCTGGACCCGCTGGACCTCAAGGAGCAACTGGACCTCAAGGACCTCAAGGAGCTGATGGACCTGCCGGACCTGCTGGACCTACAGGAGCTGCAGGCGCAGATGGAGCAGATGGAGCAGATGGTGCTCAAGGCGGAATTGGCCCCCAAGGACCTACAGGACCGATTGGAGCCACTGGTGCTCAAGGAGCTCAAGGAGAAAGAGGCTTTCCAGGACAAACAGGAGCACAAGGACCCGCAGGAGCAGACGGTAATACAGGACCTCAAGGTCCTGCAGGAGTTGATGGAGATGGATTCACTGGAGGAACCTATAATTCTTCTACAGGTGTAATAACATTTACATCCAACGATGGAATTGGATTTAGTACTGGGGATGTTCGAGGAGCTCAAGGACCTCAAGGACCTCAAGGGCCCGCAGGTACAAATGGTCAAAACGGTAATACAGGTCCTCAAGGAGCTACTGGAGCTACCGGGCAAACAGGTCCACAAGGACCTGCAGGCGATGGATTTACTGGAGGATCTTATAGCTCCTCTACAGGCATTGTAACATTTACTTCTAATGATGGAATTGGTTTCACTACAGGAGATTTAAGAGGCGATGGAAATAGAGGTATTTCTTCCGCAACTGTAAACTCTAGTGATGATTTAATTCTTACACTAGCCGATAATACAAATATTAATGCAGGAAGCGTTGTTGGGCCTCAAGGCCCTCAAGGTCCTCAAGGAGTAACAGGACAAACCGGAGCAACGGGACAACAAGGGTTACAAGGTCTTACAGGGAGTACAGGCCCCGCAGGTCCACAAGGGGCCACGGGGGATGGATTCACTGGAGGAACCTATAATTCTTCTACAGGTATTGTAACATTTACTTCTAATGATGGAATTGGTTTCAATACTGGAGATTTAAGAGGAGATGGGAACAGGGGTATAAGCTCTGCTACTGTCGATTCTAATGACGATTTAATTCTTACTCTAGCAGACAGCTCTACTGTAAATGCAGGAAATGTAACTGGCCCGCAAGGACCGACTGGAGCGGCTGGAGCAAATGGAGCGGGCTTTACTGGGGCTACTTACTCTAATACTACAGGTGCTGTAACATTTACTTCTAATGATGGACTTGGCTTTTCAACAGGAGATTTAAGAGGCCCTCAAGGGGCAGCCGGAGCAGATGGGGTTGATGGACAAAATTTAATAGAGTTTGATGTTGCTCCAAATAGTACAAGCACAGCATTTTCTTTTACTGGAGCAGGCTTTACTTCATCCACAGATAATCCCACTTTATACTTACAAAGAGGTCTAACGTATCATGTAGACTTATTCGATGCAGGTCTTCCTTTAGCAAATACACACTGGACTGCTTCACCTAACGAAGCTGCTGACTATACTACTTTATTTGGACAAAGCACAGGAATAAGTGATGGAAGCGCAACATTATTAAATCCAATATCAGGAACCGCACAGTTTACGACGTATAATAGCGTTCCTTCTTTATATGTTACAACCACTTTTTCACAAGGTCAACAAAGTGGGGCACATACTCGTCGAGGTTGGGCATACTCAAATGAATTTACAGCTCCGGCCGGTACAGTACTACAGTTTGATGTAACTTCTTCAGGACATACCTCTGATTATGAGTCAGTTAACGCAATAAGTCTTATAGACTATACAAATAACTCATATAATATTTTATTTAATAGACTAAGCTCTAATACTGCGTTAAATAGTAACGGAACTAAAACTTTTACAATACAGAACGCAGGTACCTTTCGTATAATGCTTGCAAGTGGTGGAAAAAGAGCCTCTGGAGGGTTCTCGTCTTCAAACTATACTTTTTCCATGCATTTCTATAATCTTTCCATATCAAATGGCCATCCTATTTGGTTTCAAACCTCCTCTGGAGCATACAATGCTTCAAATGTTTTAGGAACTTCAGATGGAGTTACAAATAATGGTGCGAGTAGCGGAACTTTAATTTACAAAGTGCCAATGAACGCACCTAGTACGCTCTACTATGTCTGTCAAAATCATTCAGCAATGGCAGGCACAATCTATACAACTGATGCGGCGAGCGGAGGGAGCAGCAGCTCTAGTATCACAGATGGTACGAAAACTTTAGATTTTGACTCCAGTAATAATCTGCAAGCAAATACTCATTTATTACCTGATACAAATGCAACTTATGATTTAGGAAGTTCAACTAAAAAATGGAGAGATCTCTACTTAGATAGTGCTTCTTTACACTTAGGAAGTACTGAAATCTCTATAAATTCTTCATCTGAGTTAGTTCTTCCTGCAATTCAAATGACAGGTCATATGATTCCTGATACTAATGCAGCGTATGATTTAGGTAATGCTGAATATAAAATCCGTCATCTGTTTCTTTCTGACAACACTATTTATTCTGATAGTGGAACAATGAAAGTGGCACAACACCAGTCAGGAGGTACTCCTCAAACACCTACAAAACTTATGACTTTTGCACAAATAAAACAAATTGCCGCAGCATCTCCGGATTATGCAGCATTCCAAGCAGCTATTGCAGCTCTTGACGATAGTTAAGGAGTAACTAAATGTCCTTTAATTTTCCAGATAATCCTAGTAATGGAGATTCAGTTACACACTTAGGAATAACTTATGTATACAATTCTTCTATTCCTGCTTGGACGGTTGATACTGCAAGTGCAGGTCAGTCTGGCAGCTCTTATGGAAATAAATTTGTAATGGTAATTCCGCAAGATGCAATATCATCAGGAACGCCCGCATATGAAACATTTATAACTTTTGATAGAGGCTTTGGGCGTAGCGTTAAGCATCGAGTTTTAACTGCTCAATTTGGAGATGGATACGATCAAACTCTTACTGATGGAGTTAATACAAAAAATGATACTTTTTCAGCAACTTTTAAAAATAGACTTGCTTATGAAATTAATCTTATTTCAGACTTTTTAGACTTACGAGCTGCAAAAGAATTTGAAATTAGAGTGCCAAATAGAACTGGTATAGAAATTATGTATGTAAGACCTAAAAGCTATAGTATTACATATGACTATGATCAATTTCACACTCTGACTGCTCAACTAACTAGAATTTACACACCTAGAACTACTTAATATGGCTACTTTTAATTACTATTTTGAGCTTGGTGATGTACCTGCAGGAACTTACGGGTATCATCCTCCTATTGCAGATGCTTCATCTAATTATACCGTAATTATGAAAACTGGCGATACTGTAAATATTCGTACAGTATTTACAGGATCCGCAACTGACGCTAATGCAATAACATATATTCCAGCGCCAAATAATGATTCAGGATTAAATGATCCCGACGCAACAGGAACCCCGGGACTAGACACAACTTGGACACTTACTGCCACTGATAATACTGATTATTATGCTAGATGGTTTTGGTTCACTTCTAGAACAGGAGGTGGATCTCTATCTCCGGCGGCTCAGTTATCAACTAGAATTTTAATTCTTCCAGATGCTTTTGGATTTACGGGCCTACCTAATTTTATAGGACCTGGAGGAGTAGAAGATATAGAAATAACAATGCCGGATGATTTGGAGCCCTTTTTAGATGGCACCTTTAATACTGGTGATTATGATGGACCTGTAGGAGGTCCAGAAAAGTTTTATTGGAAAATTACTACAGATGCAAATGCAACTCAACTAGCTCCTGTTAATTCTTTTGCACGTAGGACAGGAATTATAACTGCCCCTAAAAATGGCACTACAATTAATATTCGACCTAGCCAAACTTGCCCTTTGGCAACCTACTATCTTAGTTTATACCACTTTAATACAACACCTCAATTTGTAAATGGGGCTGCTACTCCTTCTACAACTGCAGGACAAGCAACTTTAATCCAGACTTCATCATTCACAGTAGCTACAGACCCTTATATTGCAATAAGGCAATCTCAGCAGCAGTCAATTGATGATGCTTTAATAGAATTATTTGAAGTAACACTTCCAAGTGGTACTATTTTGTATTTACATAATGGACTTGATTATGATGCTGGAACGATTGGTGAAAATATTTATTTTCCAAATGAGCTTGGAAATACATTAAATGAATATTTAGCCTTTCCAATTGAAATTACAGGAATATCACATACTTCTCAAGGATCTAGTAATCGTCCTTCGCTAAGAATGGCAAATATACCTCAATTAGCAGGAGGAAGAGGAAACAATGCAAATGGAGTAGAAGATGAACAAACAATTTATAATGTTCTCCAAAGTGAAGGTCTTTTTACTGCCGATGATTTAGTTAATACTAAAGTAGTTTATAGAAGTACTCTTTTTAAACATACATTCAGAGTAGGAGATACTCCTCAAGTACCTACAGAATTTCCTAAAGGTACTTATTACGTAGAAAGAGTCCATCAAGAAGATAATGTATTTGTCAACTATGAACTTGTAAGTCCTGCGGATATGGAGGGATTAGTAATTCCTGCAAGATTTGCAGTTGGAAAGTACTGTGCTTGGGAGTATCAAGGACTTCTTCATGGTAGAGGAGGTTGTCCTGTTCCTGCAAATGCTTTTAGTCTTTGGATTGATGAGAACGATAGATTAATTGCAACTAGTGCTGCGGGCAGCGGAATTTCAACTTGGGCTTCCGCTACAACTTATGAGAGCGGGATAACAAATGGAACAGGTATTGGAGACAAAGTAAGAAGGGTAAACCCTAGCACTAATGGTTGGCAATTTTATGAGTGCGTTATTACAAATTCTGGTAGGGAACCAGAAAAATACCCTACCTATTGGAAGCGTTTAGATGTTTGTGGTAAAAAACTAAGCTCTTGTAAAGTTAGATTTCAAACAAGACATAGTGCAGTACATAATACACTTGCAGCAGGTAGTTTAATACCAGATGATGAAACACATAGAAATTCTGCAGAACCTTTACCTTTTGGAGGCTTTCCAGGATCTCAAAAGTTTAGATGAAAACTATTAAGAAACACTTTGAAGATTGGGCACCAAAAGAAGCGTGTGGCGTTTTTATAGATAATTTTAGATTTTTAGGGTGTAAAAATATTTCTTCAGAAGACAATGTTTTTTGCTTTTGTCCTGAGGAGTACTTTAATATTTTACGACAATATGAAATAGAAGGAATTGTTCATAGTCACGTTAATGAATCAAATAGTCCTTCAGAAGCTGATATAAATACGTGTAATGCAATGAGTATACCTTACTACATATATTCTTATCCAACAATGGAACTAAATGTAGTCTTACCAAAATTAACTATAGGAGCTAGAAAATGAGAAGAAAAATAGTCTTTGAAGGAGAATTAGGCGAAAAATTCGGAAAAGAAACTTATATAGACGCATCCTCTTTTGGAGATGTTATTAGATGTTTTTCTGCAAATTTTGATAATTTTAAGCAATATTTATTAGATTGTGATAAAAGACAGATTGCTTTTATATGTAAAGTAAATAACGTTGCTATTAGTGAAAAAGAACTTCCTTTACGATATGGGGAAGGAGATATGGTTATAACTCCAGTACCTGCAGGTGCCTTTATAAAAGGAATCATAAAAGCAGTAGCCGGAGTAGTTTTAGTTATTGTTGGGGCGATTACTGGCAATGTTCAGTTAATGATACAAGGGGGAATGATGGCTTTCTCAGGTATTGCAGAGCATTTAGCACCTGATCCCCTTGGAGACCCTAAAGATCCAGACCCTGACTACTTATACTCAGGAACAGCTCAATTAATATTAGAAACTGATCCTATTCCTATTTGTTATGGTAGAATGAGAGTTCCCGCTAAACCAATAAGTTTTGATATACGTACAAATACTACAGCAATTTCTGTAAATGCTGCATCGTCTGATAATTTAAAAGGCGCAAGAGGCGGAAGTTCTAGAAATGCAAGCATGGGTAAATATACTGCGGCAATCGCTGCCGTTACAGAAATTAGCGCGTGAAGGTAAACTAGATGAGTAGTTTTTTAAAAAAAATCATACGTGGAGGTACTGACGATAATACTGCAGTAGGTACTCTCGTGGGTGGAGAATACCAAAACGTCTCTTATACTGATTTAGTTAGTGAGGGACCAATTTGGGGCTTGGTAGATGGGGCACATTCTGTTTATTTTGATGATAACCCTGCGGAAGAAGGTAATTATACAGGATTCAAGCCAAAAAGAATAAATGCAAAGGTTACTTTTACTGGAAGCAGTACAACAGGCACTTTTGATGTTGACACAAACTTACCCGTAGATTTTAGCTTGGGGGAAGGTAGAGAACTTGTTACAGCTCCTCATACAGCTTTTAATGTTACAATAACTTCAAAGACAAAAACGGATGGTGGATTTGAGTTTCAAGTTGAAACAAATGGTAGTACTCCCTCTCCCTTTAATTTTACTTCGTCAGTTTTTGATAGTACTTCGTCAGCAGATTTTGATAGAATTATTGCTTTAACCCTTTTATTTCCTAATGGCGGAATCAAAAGAGTAAGTTTACAAGGCAGTCTATCTACTGTTAATACCAGCACTGCAAATTTCACCGGCTCTTTTAATGGGGTATCATCAGCAGTTTTTGAAGATATTATTGTAGGTACACTTAATAATGCAACTAATACAACTGGATATATTACAGTTATTGAGCATCGAAAAATTAATTCTATCAATATAGCTCAACGTCAAGTTGTAGTTGCGGGATCTAATCCCCCAGCACAATCTTCTCTTTTTTGGATAACTGATGCGGTAACTTTTTCAGCAGCAATTACAACGGGGACTAATGTAGATATAGGTTTAAGTGCTAATTCTAATATTGGAAAAATTGACGACCTAATGGTTCAAGAAAATTTTGGAACTGTTGATCAATATCCTTTACCGCGTATTCAAAATGTAGGAGGTTCCGCAGCAGTTGTTGGCCCAAGCCAAACAACTACTATACGAATGTTTGATTACAGGGAAATGAGCAATCTACCCAGCAATCATGTACCCTTTGTTCACCAACCTATTGAGCCTCAGCATTTAGCTCCAAAAGAAGGAGAGGAAATACCTTATGATGATACTGAAACTCTTTCAAAACAGTTTCTACCTTCTGATTTTGGACTTTCAAGTCTTACTCAAATACGTCAAGCAGATACAATACAATTTGATATAATTTATAATCAAGGATTAATATATTTTGGAGGAAATGGAACTCCAAATTACTATCATATGACAGCAATATATGATGTAATTCTAGAGTTATATGTAGGTAACGCTCTACGAGATACAATACATGTATATGATAACCCTGCTCTCGTACATAGAGGAAAAAGACAGGGGCCCCTTGCATTTACGCACGAAGTTGATATTAGTCAATATAGAACAAAATTCGGAGACTTTACAAGTTTTAGGCTTCATTTTTATAGAATTACTCGACACC